ACATAGGCCAGATACGGGTAAGACGCGAGCCCCGGCTGCTGCACGAAGGTATCGAACTCCTCCTGCGTCACCCCGATCAGCTTATAAGGGACCTGGAATATCTGATAGAACGCGCCAGTACGATGCAAACGCAGGAAATCATCCGGCATCGGGTTGGGGCCCGAGCCGGGCGCGTAGCCCAGGCCCGAGGCCGTCGTGCTGAAATTGAAATTGAAGCTCTTACGGATGACCTGGAAATCGTAATCCTGATCCAGCTCCTGCAAGACCGCGTTCAGGAGCTGCAGCGCCTGCGCGGTAAAGCCCGGCACATTCGCGATCTGGCACGAGAGGTTGATGATCTGCGCTGCGGTAAGTGCCACACCTAATCCTCATCGCTGTATTCAACCCAATTGTCCGGGTCGTCCGGCAGCGTCTGCTCCGTCGCGTACGCTTGCCATTCGTCCGTTGGCAACGGCTGCCTCATAAGTGGCTAGGTCCGCAGACATTGTCTCAATCTGCAGCCGGATATTCTCGGCATTCTCGTAAGCCTCACGCTGCTTCTGCTTTTGCAGCTCGGTGAGCCGCACCTCTCCGCGCCGGTTGCTGGTAGCCCACTCACGCTTGATCATATCGTCAGTCTTGTCGATCATGATCGCCTGTTTTGCGGCGCGCAGGTGCGCGGCCTTAAGCTCTTTTTTAATGTCATCAATGTATTCGTAAGCCTGCTGTCGCTCGGCGGCATCACGCAGCTTATCAAGCACTCCGTTGAGCGTCTCCGGCGCACAATCGCGTTCAACAAACGCCTGCAGCACCAGGGTTCGGGTCGGACGGGTCTGGATCTGGTACGAGATACCGATTGATGGGATTTTATCCGGCTCGTCCATCCTGCACCCTTCAATGCCAAGAAACGACACCTTCGTAGGTCGCACCGCCGCCGGCACCGCTGTATACACCCAGTGCCGCATTTACGGGATTGGCCAAACCTGGGATACCGTTAAAACGCAATTGCGGGTCATTCATGCTGCCGTCACCAAGCACCAGCGCAGGCAAAAACAGCGTACCGATCACGCCGGCATAACTCGCAACCGAGAGACTGCGCACAAATCCAGTAGCACCGGTAAGAACCACCGTTGATACAGGTGCCGCTCCTGATGAAGCTAATGGGTCGAGCACAACAGTCCCACTTATCGTAAACGGAGAATTGCTTCCGCCTACGCCACCGGAAACATCACTGAGCGCGCCGCTTAGTGTGTATGTCACCGCTGCCATTCTACACCTTCAGAAACGGCGCATTGCTCACGGCACCGCTCGCCATCGACATGCGGGTGAGACGTTGTTTGCGAAAATGATCTTTGGAACGGCCCTCGATCTCGGCCTGGTGTTCCCAGGCACGTTGCATGGTATCGCGCAGCATGATCGCCACGCTGGCAACGACGTTGTAGACATGCCCTTGCGCATACTCGCGGTTATTGACCCGGATGTTGTTGCCGCTCTCTGGCAGGTCGATCAAAACCGGCTCGATGGGCTCGACCAGGCCGCGGTCCTGACGCGCCTTGGCGAGAAGCTCTTTTTTCGTATCCTCACGCGCTTTGGTCTTTAGCTCCTTGTCAATTTCCTTCTGGACCTCGGCCTCGAGCGCCGCGAGTTCAGCCGCTGTAAGAACATCGCTCATGTATGTGTCCACCCTGCTCCGGCCGCAGCGCGGCCTGAAATCAAGATAGGCCAGCCTGTTGCGGCATCATAGGCAACATAATCACCGGGTCTTATTTGCAGAAAACCGCGATTGGGAACAAACAGCCGACCATCGCGCGTTAAGCCTGTAGCGAAATTGGGAGGTGACACGCGCGCGGGGTTGATATCATCAAGGATCGCGGCCTCGATAGTTGCGTAATCAGCAACCGTAAAAGGCGCCCCGACAACCGGGCTTCCCATGACGACATAAGGAGGCACCGTGGCGCTCCACGCCGGCTGGAAAGCCATTCCAGACAACGTGCAGCCGGTAAACGAGATCAATGCCATGTCATCACCATTAGTTAGGGATACCAGACGGATGGTCAAAGGTAGGCCCGAACTGGCTCACGCTCTCGACACGACACATGAAATTCTGGTTCTCAAACAAGGTGCCATAAAAACATTTCCAACCAACGACCCTCAATTGATTGAGCGGGTCGGATTTATCGGCTTCTTTCAGGTACGTAAATTTCACGTCGTCGAGCAAAACTTGCCCGTACGCACCGCGGCCGATGATGAAGGTCGAATAAGCGGTGATACCGGAAGCCGGCGCCGCCGGCGGCTGGCGCGCCGCGCCGTTGTTATTTGTGACCACAACAGTGGACCCGGCCGCGAGCTGTGTAGCCAGACCTGCGTAAGCACCCGTTGTCGGCGAACCCGTTCCCGTCGTGTTGGTCACAGCAAGCGTGGCGTTCGCCATCGTGGCCGAAGTGCTGATGTACACGTTGTAAAGAAAACCCGCGACGTTGGGCAGTACGACCGAGATCGAGCCTGCCACACCCGATGCGATCGTTTGTGCCGCTGAGATCGCATAAACCTGACTTTCGAATTGGTTATTGGCGTCATAACCGGTGACCTGCAGATAATAAGGGCCACCAGCAGCCGTCAAAGAACCGCCGGTGATCGCCGGGGTGTACGTCACACCGTTTGCGTTGTTTGCAAAGCCGGTGAAGCTCGGCACCATGTTGCTTTCACAAAAACGGATACCGTTAAACTCCCCCGCTTCGTAGTTATAGATGCGATTGATATCGCTATACGACCAGGCGGTCTGCACCGCGGCGTTCTGCCGGAGATCGGCGGCAACAAAGGGGTGAATGATCGCGGTGTAGTGCGGCATCTGCCGCGGATTATTTGATGCTTTTGCCCCACCGGCATCGGCGTCAAGCTTGGTGTCAGTCATCTCGTCGCCGGAGAACCGCGGCGCACCTTGGTTGAACAGCAACGAGTAAGCGCGCTGTACCTCGAATGGGGAGAGGACGTCGCCGGCGACCAGTGCCGCGCGCGAGGCGCGCGAGTTGACGAAATTGTATTGCAAACCTGAAAGCAGGGTCTGGAACGTGTTGCGCTCCAGTGTTTCAGCAACCTGCAAGCCTACGAGCTCGGTCGCTTTTTGAAATAAGGGGTGATAAATTGTCATCTCAGCGACATCGGTTATGGTCACTTTGTCACCCCACTGCTGCGCGACCACACTGACTTGTTGGATGCTCATCGTCTCGCCGATCGGCGGCACGCCTTCCGAGATCGGCGCAAGCGGCAACGGAATACGCATATAGCGCGTGGCCATATACGTGGTCCCTCTCCCTTTAGGGAGGGTTAGCGGATCACCGAACTGATAAGCAACGAGCTGCTTGCGCGCGAGCGGCAGCGTCTTTTCCGCAATGTAGTTGACAATGTCGCCGCTGAACTGGCCGGCGATGTTTGCAGTCTGTCCACCAATGGTCGCCATGACGGCCCTCGCATTTGCGCGGGCCTGCGGCCCGCTAGATCAGAACATCCTTCAGCCGTTCCTCGGCTGTCGACACCTTGCGAGATTGCACCGTCGTGCTGCTCCGGCTGGAGCTAGGCGCAACTCGCTCTTGCTCCACTCGCTTGCGCGCGGCGCGCCGCTGCGTGCCGCTGCTGGCAGCTCCGTTCAAAGCTTGCTTGCCGATGAGGTTCTCCAGAATGACCTGCCGCTCGACCGGCTGCCCCTTGCGGACCTGCTCTTGAAAAACGCGTTCCACCTCGGAGGCCATACGCCGATAAACCGGGTTGCTCGCCGCCTGCGTATCGTAATGGGCCTTGTCCATCTGCATCAGCATACGCATTTCCGACTGCTGCAGACGCGCGTTGTTGGCGCGCTCGAACTGCTGAATACGATATTCGGAACGCTCCTCCGGCGTCATCAAGTTGAGACGCTCGCGCTCCTGCTGGTCGTTTAACGTCTGTTGCTGGCGCGCCCAATTCTGTCGTTCCTGCTCCCGTTCACGCTCGAGTCGATCGAGCCGCTCGCGATAGTCGCGGTTCTCGTTCGCTAGTCGTTGGTACCGCTCGCGGGCACTGCTCCCTCTCGGCTCTCCCGCATGCTCAGCGGGGTGCCGCGACGATGGTGCCCCTTCGTCAGCTTCTGCGTCAGGCTGTTGGGCGGATATTTCGCCATCCGCGTCCCGCCCTGCGGTGTCCTCCCCGCCGGCTCCGTCACTTTCGGACCCTGCATCCCGGTCCTCGTCGTCTGCCTGCTGCGCTTGTGCATCATCATCCTCGTCAGCCATGACGCGGTTCCTTTCCTCAGCGATTACGTCGCCGCTCGTTGATGAGGCTATTTTAGCGGTTACGACCGCCACCCGGATTCCGGGAGATTACGGCCTATTTGTTTGCGGCGTCAAGATGTTGTATGCCTCGCGCGTGGCAGACCTGGTCATGGACGCGATCAACGAGGCGTTCTGTGCCGAGATACGGCACACGTACAGCGTTACGTCGCGCGATCATAGCGCGCACGGCGGCCCCGACAAAGCCGCTAAAGTATTGCTAAAACGCATAAAATTCCTGCAGGACTACCACAACATTATCATTGACCTGTTGAACAACGGGGATGATGACGATGGCGGGCCCGATTGAGGAAGCCGGGAGCACGACGCGAAGCCTGATTACCGCGCTGAGCGGTAACCCGACGCAATTGGGGATGCTGGTGCTGATTTTTGGGCTTTTACTTTTCTTTTTCTACGCCCAGCGGGAAGCGGCAAGATTTCGTGAAACGATGATGCAACAAGTCCTCGAAAACAGCAAAACCATACATGGCATATTGCTGGAGCGCTCAGTTACATGCCCACGAACCGAGCTTGACCAGCCGCTGAAATCGACCGAGGTCGTTATTGAGCCTTTGAAGCCTCTGGAGCTGCCTTCTTTAGTGCCGCAAGTTCAGCCTTGAGCTTCTCGAGCTCCTCTTGCAGCTTGGCCGCCTCGGCGGCGTTGACCGCCGCATTGTCAGCGAAGAAATTGCGCTGCTGCTGGCACCAGAAAAACTTGTCACGCGGCGGTTGCTGCGGCGCGTCCTGGGCGAGAGCCGAGCTAATCAGTATCGCCAG